GCAGCACTTCCTCCTTTATTAAGTTCTATATTCTTATCTTCTACCTGTAGGGTAGCAGTATTTAATGTAGTTGTCGTTCCATTAACAATAAGGTTACCACCAACAGTAACATCAGATGTACTTATCAATGTTGAGGATGTTAACCCTAAATGTCTTTTACTTGGTGATGTTGTAGCCATATTATTTCTTTTTTCCTTTTAAACGCTTTCTTGGTATTTTAAATTTTATTTTAGAGTCTAAAGACGCATCGTGCAAACTTCCATACATTACTGAGCCTTTTCCTTTATAACCTAAGTTATAAGGTGATCTATCAGGATGACCTATTGCTTGTATCTTAACTACTAATTGAGTTCCCTTTGCAGTAAATATATGTGCTTGATCAGTAGTTCTGTCGTAAGTTTCCCAGGTCACCCCATTATCTGGAGATACAAAGACAGTTAATGAGCAGCCTTCTGGAACATAATAATTTTGCAAACCACCTAAAAAAACCATATCTATATTACCACTATTTGGTAATGTATAAGTCCCAAATGAAACATTCCAGTCACCAATCAATTGCTGAGGTTTATCTTCTTTAGGCCAAATTAAAAATCTATGACCGTCTGCTCCATAACCTCCTTGTATCCAATATTGTGATCCGTTGGCTGAAGACATTAAAACCATTCCATGTCCATAGTCACTTCTATAAGACCTACCTCTACCACCTGTAGTGGTGTCCTCAGTCATATCGTTATACCTTCTAAATCCTGGTGACTTTGAATTGGTTTTGTCTATCCAACCACCTAGCATATTCCACCCTCTATCAGAATGTGTTCTTATGTATTCTGGATACTCTGGATCTTTATCCATAGGTGTTCCAGATGTTTTCTGGTATTTATTACCAAATCTAAATAAGTTATCAAACTGAACATTATCTGCATTGTTTACATAAACTTGTTTTAATATAGTTGGCTTTGTTCCTGTCATACATGGTGTAACATCTATTTTAACTATTCTACTACTACCACCAATCCACATTATATTAGGTGCACCATTAGGATCTTCCACAAACAAACCCATTTCATATCCATCATCTCCTACACCTGCATCCCCTAAATCACACCATACAAGTTCTGGACTTGCTGTTGATGCTTTTTCGATCATCATAAAGTTTGCATTGTAGTATGAACAGTAAAACACTCTGTCATTTACCTCATCATAAAACAAAGTAAATCTATATCCGTTTCTATCGTCATTTGCAGTTCCTGACTTACCATTTGTCTCCCAAGTAAGTATTTGTTCTACACCTGTTTTTACATTTCTCCTAGGGTATTTTTGATAATGCCTTGCATCATACTCACCTACATAGAACCACTCTCCTGCACAAACTAAACCACTTGTATAATAAAGACCTGCTGAAGAAATATTCATACCTCCTTCATTTATAAATCTTTGTGGGTTTGCGTGAGTCGGTCTAGGATCTTTAACAAATGTTGTACCTCCGTTTAGACAACCACTATAATCAAATGTTGTGTAGCCATCAACATTATACGTCATCATCACACCCTTTTTATTTACCTTATCTATGGCAATAGATTGCATATGGTTATATGTGCTACCTGTGTCTCTCCATATAAAATTTGAATCATAAAACAACCTTGTCATTGTACCATCGTTGTTTAATCTTCTTACAGCCATACCATCACCCCAACCTGCTGTAAATAATAGGTCACCGTCAATTTCATAAGAGTTTGGAAAACCAATTTGTCTATCTCCACCATCGTAATCACCAGAACCACTATTGACTAAAGCATTACTGTAACCACCTTTAAATAAAGGTAGAACAGCATATTGGCCTCCGTATTCATTCATACCTGCTCCAACTATACTCTTGATCTTAGATCTTGATAACTCGTCTGATTTAAACATTCTTTAGTTCTTCTATTTTATTTTCTGCCTCTACAATTGAGGATTTTAATAATTTAACTAGATTGTCATCTAGCGTTTCTCTTTCTAATTCTAACTCTAGGTCTTTTTGTCTTTGTGACAACAACCAGTTCCAATATGATAAATTATCTCCTTTCATTATGACTCTGTTATTTCAACCCAAAACTGATGAAACTTATTATTGCTAGTAGGCTTCATATAACTTGTGTTAGTTCCAGAATAAATTAATGATGCACTTGATCTTAATAAACTCGCTTGAGTATCATGTTCATGATGGTACACATTGTATACACCTACAAATCTTTTCTTACTTGATGGTGCATCCCATTGAATGTATTTTGCATTATTAAGGTCTACTACACTTAGATTAGTAGGCTCTAGTTCACCAACACTAAAGTCTTGTGATGTAGTTGCAACGTCAGAATAAACCCCTTGTTTAACTGCGTAAACTCTGTACTCAATTTTTCCACCTTCATCAAAAGAATTATCTATTACAGACATTTCTTCTGCAAAGTCATCAGGAGGAATGACAGATATTAATCCAAAGTCACTTCCTACTACAGAACTAAATACTAAATATTGATCGATGTTACCAGTTCCAGATGCAGTAATAACAACCTCTATTGTGTCACCAACTATTTGTGATAATATTTTTGGTGATTCAGGTTTAGATCTTGTGAGATATCCTCTTGTTGAGTGGTCACCCCAACCATAGGCTGTTTGCCAGTTTGCAATTCTTGTGCTGTCTACATAGTGCGTACTTCCGCCACTTGGGTATAATTTTCCAGGAAAGTCTGTATCACCATCATTTTGGAATCTCCATTCTTTTCTAGCACCCCATCCTCCAGACATATTATCTGGAAATGCAAATACTTTTAGACCACCTTCAGCACCAATAAATACAGTCTCTTCTGCATTATTAATATTGGCATTTAATGTGCTTGACGTATCACCACCTGCTATAATTACAGCATCATCATGACCAATAGTTATTCCTCCGTTTGCTGTAGTTCTTTTAAGTATTACTTGACCATCTACCTGTAATATATCTCCAGTATCAGGAGTAAAGTTAATTACACCTGCAATGCTATTGTCTCTTGCACGAACACTTTCTAGATCTGATGTCTCTGAATATGACGTTAGATATCCACCATCTGCATGGTTACCCCATCCGTAGGCAGTATTCCAATTGTCTGATGATCCATCTGTTATAGAAATAGTTCCAACTTGTAAATGACCGTCAACAACTTTACTTGCAGCGTATTTTACAATTCTAACACCTTTATAACTACCATCAACAGCATTAGAATCTCTTTGTCCAATCTGCATCATTTGAGCATTGGCAGTAGTTCTACTTGGTAAGTAATGAGTAAATGTTTGTGTCCAATCATCACCACTAGATCCACCTTGGAAAGTCCACATATTTGTAGCATTTCTAAACCAAGTATGACCTCCATGATCTTTTACGTCTATAGAATATGTTGATTCTGCTTGAATAGTTTCATGACCATGAGTAGGTAGAGATGTAAGATATCCACCGTCAGCATGATTACCCCAACCGTAGGCTGTATCCCAATTAGCAACAGATGGGTTTGCTGTATCTATTACTTTTTCATTAGTTGATTCTTGTTCTGTAACACCTTCAAGACTTGTTACCTGGCTTATTTCCCATCCAGATGTTAAATTCATTGCACCATGGTAAAACCCTGGGTGAGCAATTACATCTACCGTAACATGACCATATTTAAATTTATCACCTACCTCTCCTAAAATTAAATAATCTTCATCTGCTGAGGATGAGAACGCATACTTTAATTCCTTAGCACTCTCTCCATGCTTTTTAATTCTTTTATTATACCATCCACTTGTCCAGTCATGTCCTGATACAGTATAAATTGTATGTGCATCTGATGTGTACTCATATAAGGTCACCCTCATTACAAGCATAGACCAGTTCGATTTACTATGAAATCCTGGTAATTTAATTTTTATTGCACCTGTAGAATCACCACTATCTGACCAGTGTAAAACACAATTAGCAGAGGTGTTATCTATAACAACTGGATTGTCTACATTTCCACCATTAAAAACGGTGTCGGTGTCTGTTTTGACATAACCTGCATCGGCATGGTTACCCCAACTGTATGCTGTTTGACCTTGTTCAACATCACTAATTGTAAAACTATCTGTTGTATGAACTTGTGCCCACTTATCTTGCCAATTACTGCTTTGTTTACTTCTTATGTAAAGTTTATTATGGTGAAAGTCATGGTAAGACTGTACTGCCCAACCTGAAGAATCCCAAAACTTAGTAGTTAGTAAACCATCTGATGCACCTTCAGGATCATCTGTAGCCTCGCTAACATCCCAAATATGAATTCCTGACTGAGTTATTGTATCTGCATTTGCTTTAAGTCTTGGGTTTAATTTTAAATACCTGCCATCATGATTGTGACTAGGTAGTGCAGTTAAGTAATCCTCGTCTGCGTGATTACCCCAACCATGTGCAGTAACTCCGTTAGCGACATCATCACTTGAAAACTCATTAGATGTCCATACTTTCTTCCAGGGATGCCAAGCCTCACCACCTTGATGGAGTCTTAAATGCATACCTCCTGCTGAGGTGTCTCCAAAAAATAACTGTGCTCGTCTACCTGAAGATGCTGCACTTTTCAGAGTCATTACAATACTATGGTTTGCGTGTGGTCCTTGCGTATAGTTTGTTTGACTGTCTACTCTATTATCATCTACATCGTCTAGTGAGGTAAAAAGAGCATTTGTGTGACCAGTTGTTATTATACTAGGTTTATTAAGTATAAAAGCATCGCTTGTCGTAGTTGCTTCAGTCCAATCTGATTGTACGTTTTTTTCTGCATCTGTTGGTGCGTGAGTTCCTGTAGAGAAGGTATACGCAGCATCCCATTCAGTAGGTTTATAACCATCAGCCTCAATACCACCTGTGATACGAATATTACCACCAATATTAACTCTTTCAAGATAGTCTGCTTGTGTAACATTGATACCAACATTACCACTGTCGTCTATTCCAAAAACCTCAGTTCCTTTTGAATTCCAAGTTGTGTCTTGTGGAAACCTTGTTCCTTTTAATGTTCTAATTACAAAAGCATTTTGACCTGGTGTGCCAACTCCTCCTCTATCATCTGCACCAACAATCCAGGATAAATCACCTCCGTTGTCATGAAATTCAATTGCTCTATCTAATATTGTAGTAGCATTACCATAGGTTCTTGGAATTGTTTTTATGTATCCTGCATCAGCATGGTTAGACCATCCATGGGCTGTAACTCCGTTAGCAACGTCTGTTTCGGAAAAGTCTTTTGCAGTCCATAACTTGTAGTTATCTGTTTCATCACCATGTCTCCAATACAAAGAATTATCATTACTTATAGCGAACAATGTTCCTTGTGTTGAGGTAGTATTTTTAAACTTAATAGAAGCAGCATTAGAGTCATGCTTTCTTTCAAGTATTAATCCTTTATTAAAAGTGTCGTGATTTATTGTTAACCCAACTGCTGTTGCACTGGTTATAGTTCCGCCAGATAGTTTTAAATATCTAGCATCATGGTTGTGATCTGAGGTTGAATATCCTGCATCAGCATGGTTACCCCAACCGTAGGCAGCATCCCATTGTGTCGAAGAACCTCCATCACTTTTTGAGATTACACCATCTACTGTTAAATCCCCTGCTACTTCTAACGAGTGAATGAATTCTATTGCCATGTCTTAATTTTTTTTAGACAGCAGCCGACAAAATGTTTACTTTTATTTCTCCTACTGCTTGATCTTTTGCAAAATCTATTGAAACTGTGTCTTTATCTTTTACAGTTACATCTGCGTAAATTAACTTACCACCTTTATATAACTGAACAATAACATTTTCTGTGTTTAATCCATGTGAAACAGCAAAACTATTGGATGCTGCTTCTTTTGGCATTAGGGAAGAGTATGCTTTGTTTTTTACTGTATCTAGTGCAATAGAAACATCTCCAAGATTAGTCATTGTACCAGAACCAGTCACATCACCAGTTAAGGTAATTGTTGGATCTGCTGTTAATTTAAAGTCTAGAGTTTGATCGGATGATTCATAAGTTACAGATAAGCCTGTTTCTGTATTTCCAGTAACCATCTCACCTACAGCAGTCTTAGCATCAGCAGCATCGAAAGGATTAAGTTGCGATGTTAATGCAATTGTTCCTGAAGCATCTGGTAGATTTATTGTTTGATCCTTTGTAGGTTCTTCAATAGATAAAGTTGTTTCAAACTCATCTGCTGTTGCTCCCTCAAAGACAAAAGCGTTTTGAACATTTACCTGTGTTTGGTTAACTGTTACAGTAGAACCTTCAACACTAAGGTTTCCTTTAATTACAGCATTACCTCCAATTGAAAGATTTCCTTTGTTAGATGTAATGTCTGCCTCTGTTGTAACTGAATTAAATGTTACATCGCTAGTTGTTGCTACTGCTTGTCCAATAGATATTTGACCTGTTGCACTTATAGTAACACCAGTACCTTCGCTTATATAAGCCTGTACATCAGCATCTGCGTATTGCGTGATAGTGGTTGCAATTTCACCATCAGTAATAGTAATACCTGTACCTTGTGAAAAGTGTGCTCTTACCTCAGTAGCACTTGGCCCTGTGTAAGTAAATTTACCTGTATCTTTATCATAAGACAAACTACCATCACCACCTGTATCAGATACCTCAAACATCGCTCTTACCTCAGCCTCAGTCAAGGTCTCTCCTAGAGTTACCCAAGCAGAGCCATCGTAGAATCTAAACTTGCTAGTTGTTGTAATAAATACAGCCTGTCCTGCGACTGGTTGAGTTCCTGTGTCTTCGACTGCGTTAAGTTCTTTAAACGCATCAGTTGTGATGTTGTCTATTACGACATTTTTTACTTGATTCTGATTGAGATCAAGATGATGTAAAAAGTCTATTGCCATGATGTATTAATTTATATAAACCTTACCAGAGGTTAATGTGTTAAATGTTATTTTTATAATGTTCAAATTTACGTATTCTACCGCCCCATACACAATATTTTCATAGTCATCAACAAGTGTAACTGTTGGCTTTTTATTTAAACTATGAATGACATCCCATTGATAAAGAGGTGTAGGGAATTTTTTTTCGTATGTTGCAAATGGATTATATATTGGTTTGTTTGTTATTTGATCCCAATCTACAGAAGGAATATAATCCCTAATATCAACTGGTAGTATTTCTTCAGAAGTATGATCTCTTGGAACATTACTTCTAATAACATCCATCATATCTCTTAATATCTCTGTCGTGTCTTGACCTGTTTGTCTCTCAGACAATCTATCTTCAAAATGCTGAAAACTTGTTATAATGTATTCGTAATCTTTACTGTATCTAGCATAAAGAGTATCATTGTAATTTACATAAGTGTCCATTAAATTTCTTACAACATCTATATATGATAAGAGTTCTGCTCGTGTTGGTGCTTTAAATACATCTGTTGTTAAAGTATTATTTAATTTTACACTTACCGAAAACCAATCAAACTCTATATGTTGGTGTTCACACACAACATCTATATATGTGGTATAAGTAGAATCCTGGTATTTACCCTCTTGATCTCTTAAATCAAAGGTCCTGTCTTCCTCAGAGAAGCCATTAGAGACCTTTTTATCAATATCGAGTCCTACACCATTAGAAGATTCAAAAGTTCGTGTAACGCTATTTAAATCGTAGTTTGTTACCGTATAATCTTCAGTAGTGTCTCTAACTTTTACACTAGGAGTAAACTCATCTATTAAATTTATGCACCTTAAAGTTTTATAATCAAAACTAAAATCAATTTGTTTTATATTAGTAGTTAAAGTTTCTGAAACTTCACCTACTTTTAAAATATATTCTATTTTGTATAAACCTTCACTAGGATTTCCGTCAGATGAAGAAAGTGGCAATATATATTCCCATTTACTTTCAGGCGGTTTTGTAGGAACACTACTAAAGACAATAGTCATGTCTGGGACATTCATGTCTGGTTCCCTTATAATTCCGTTAGGTTTTGTGACTCGTATAAACACATAGCCAGTTTGATTTTCACCCTCTACTGTAGCAATAGAACTATCTGTCACTACCATTTTTGGTACGGAAGTGATGTCAAATTTTAACAGAAATCTTGCAGATACCTCTATAGTATCATCTTTATATGTGCTCATATTTTACGAAAAAAAAAGTCGGCCTCAGTATTAATTTACTTTGGCCGACTTCAAAACAAACCAACAACAAATTATTTAAGCAATTTTACGATTTCTTCGTAAACTAATTCCCCATTTTTGTTACTCAAAACAAAGTTGGTGAACCCCTGTAAATAACTTGATTTAGATGATCTAGGTACTTGCACTATAGTCTCACCTGTGGAGACCCATGAAAAAGTACTATTACCTTTATCGAACTTTATAAGTTTTTTGTCAATAGCAGACTTACAGGTTGCCTGAATAGACTTGTTTTTATCCTTACTTAATGTGATGAATTTTTGTGGATCCTTTTCAGCCATAATTTCTAACTCATCTCTTAGTATAGAAATATCTCTTTTTTCATCCTTATTTAAAGCAGCAATAAATACTCTTACTTCAGCAGCAGATAGTTCAGCAGCGACATTCATAGCGTCCCTTCTTAAAGTTCTTTGTTTTCTGCTATCAGCGGCCTCTTTCGTAGGCTCTACTAATTTAAATAAAGGAACAATGCTTGTGTCCCTATCAGGATTAGAAGCATTATAGTTAGACAACATTAAATATTGAAATATTTCTCTATCTCCTGTTCTATTACCTCTTAAGGGCATTAAACCCTTTTCCTGCTTCGTAAACTGTATGGTATTAAATGACGGTTTTCCTCCAACACCTATTGATGCTATAGATGCAATATCTACATAATCATCTAACTCTTTGTCGTAAACTCTGTCTACTTGAGGAACCATGTGAACAGATGGCATTACCACTTTACCAGGGTTTTGCTTATCGGCTTTCACATTTAAATATTGAAAAACCTTTACCTCATTTCTTTTTAGTTGAGGCGGTGTTTTTACGTTGTTGTACTCTTTAGTTTTAATCATAATTGTTGGGTTTTAAAAAAAAGAAGGGAGGGGTTACCTCCCCTCTTCTTAAGGTTATTTATTACTAAAATCCTGTAACAAGTGCACAGTGTTCTTTTCCTAAAACTTCTAGACCCATAATAGCCTGGTAGTTTACGTCAAGAATTGAATCAGCACTAGTTGGAGTTGGAGCAAGTCCACCTGTCAAAGTTTCTCTGAAAGAGAAGTTGTTTCCATCTCCTTCTAAGTAACGTACTTG